TTCGTTGTCGCTTATCCATTTCGCCACCGAAATCCGCATAACAATAAGGGGAAAGTTTTCTACGTAGCCCCTACACAGCAGCAGGCCCGCGACGTTATTTGGCACACCATCATGGAGCTGGGTAAGGATGTTATAGCCTCAGCCCACATCAACAACCTAGAGATTAAGCTAATCAACGGTATTAGCATTAGCCTGAAGGGTGGAGACAGACCAGAGACCATGCGTGGTGTCAGTCTGAACTACGTGGTCATCGATGAGTACGCTGACGTTAAGCCTGAGGTGTGGGAGTTGATTCTACGTCCTGCACTGGCTGACTTGAAGGGTGGAGCTATGTTCATTGGTACACCACTAGGGCGTAACCACTTCTACGAGCTGCACAAGGCAGCCGACATGGGCACGCTAGAAGACTACAAGTCGTGGCACTTCACAAGCTACGACAACCCCTTCCTAGACGCTTCCGAGGTGGAGGCAGCCAAGAAGACCATGTCATCCTTTGCGTTCCGTCAGGAGTTCCTAGCGAGCTTTGAGGCGCAGGGTAGTGAGATATTCAAGGAAGAGTGGATTAAGTACAAGAAGAAGGAGCCTGAGGCGGGGGTGTATTACATCGCAGCTGACCTTGCAGGCTTCGCTGAGCTAGGAAAGAAGGGAAAGCAGAGTAAGAGGCTGGATAACTCCTCAATCTCCATCGTGAAGGTTAACGAGCACGGGTGGTGGGTTAAGGAGATAGTCGTTGGTCGCTGGACTCTGGACGAGACTGCCCGGAAGATATTCGACGCTGTGGCTAAGTATCAGCCAGTGAGCGTGGGTATCGAGAGAGGCATCAGTAAGCAAGCTGTAATGTCGCCTCTCACTGACCTCATGCGGCGTCACAACAAATACTTCAGAATCGAGGAGCTGACTCACGGTAATCAGAAGAAGCAAGACAGAATAATCTGGGCCTTGCAGGGAAGATTTGAGAACGGCCTAATAACCCTCAACAGAGGTGACTGGAATATGCAGTTCTTAGATGAGTTGTTTCAGTTCCCTAACCACCTAGTTCACGACGACACGATTGACTCACTAGCCTACATAGACCAACTGGCGAATGTGGCTTACTTTGGAAACTACGAGGACGACGACTATGACGACGTTCTGGATGCCTACGCAGGATATTAACTATGGATGATTACAACGAAGATACAATGCCTGTGTTACAGGGTTCGGTAGAGCAGTGGGTGCAGTCTAAGGTTGATGACTGGCGCGACTTCTATGATACGAATTACGACGAGAAGCACAACGAGTATTACCGACTGTGGCGTGGTATCTGGTCTTCGGATGACAAGACACGAGAGAGTGAGCGCAGTAGGATTGTTTCCCCTGCCCTCCTCCAAGCTGTAGAGAGTAACGTAGCTGAGATTGAAGAGGCTACATTCGGACGCGGACGCTTCTTCGATGTTGAAGACGACTTCATGGACGAAGACAAGACGGACATGACCAAGCTCCGAAAGATGCTCGATCAGGAGTTTAAGAAGAACAAGATACGGAAGTCTGTAGGAGAGGTGCTGCTCAATGCGGCTGTGTACGGCACAGGCATTGCTGAGGTGGTGGTAGAGCAGAAGAAGACGCTAACGCCCGCCACTGAGTCCATCATGGACGGTACGATGCGTGCTATTGGGGTCTCAGTTAAAGATGCCACTGTAGTGTCCCTGAAGGCTGTTCAGCCCCACAACTTCCTCATTGACCCCGTAGCTACAGACATCAAGTCTGCTCTAGGCGTCGCTATTGACAGCTTTGTGCCTCTACACTCAGTGCAGCAGCTTCAAGAAGAAGGCGTCTACCGGGACTGCTACATAGGCACCGCCTCTGATGACTTAGACCTAGAGCCTGACGATGAGCTGTGGCAGCAGCCTGACGACAAGGTTAGGTTGACCAAGTATTACGGCCTCGTGCCACGTGACTTGTTGGAGCTGGCTGGCAAAGAAGATGACGACATCGAAGGCTTGGATAGTGAAGAAGACGACGAGGGCAGGGACACCTACTACGTAGAAGCCATTGTAGTGCTCGGTAACGGCAAGTTACTGAAAGCCGAGGCTAACCCCTACATGATGGAAGATCGTCCCGTACTGGCCTTCTCATGGGACACAGTACCCAATCGTTTCTGGGGCATGGGTGTGTGCGAGAAAGGCTATAACAGCCAGAAGGCGCTGGACACGGAGTTACGTGCTCGCATCGACGCCCTAGCGCTCACTGTACACCCAATGCTTGCTATGGACAGCACACGGATGCCTAGAGGCAGTAGACCAGAGATTAAGGCTGGTAAGCTCCTCCTGACCAACGGCGACCCACGCGAGGTGTTACACCCCTTCAACTTCGGCAACGTAGACCAGATCACCTTCGCTCAGGCGGCTTCGCTACAGCAGATGGTGCAGGCAGCTACGGGTAGTGTTGACACGCCTACACAGGCAATGAACGGTGGTGGTGTCACATCAGCAGGTACGTCAATGAGCATGGCAGGCGTTATCAAGCGCCAGAAGCGTACGCTAGTGAACTTCCAAGAGAGTTTCCTCATCCCCTTCGTGGAGATGGCAGCTTATCGCTATATGCAGTTTGAACCTGACCTGTTCCCAGCGGCTGACTTCAGCTTCGTGGCTACTTCGTCCTTGGGTGTCATTGCCCGAGAGTATGAGGTAACACAGCTAGTTCAGCTACTTCAGACCACAGGCGAGCAGAACCCAATCTACCCAATGCTCATCGAGGCTGTTGTTGAGAACATGAACATCAGTAACCGAGAAGAGCTGGTCGCAGCGATGGTACAGGCTATGCAGCCTAACCCTGAAGAGCAGCAGCGTCAGCAGCAGATGGCTGAAGAGGACAGGGCGTTTAAGAACTCCCAGACCAATGCCCTCAACGCGCAGGCAGCTGAGAGCCAAAGCAGGGCAGAGAAGATCGCCATTGAGGCTAAGGGAATCCCTGTGGAGCTTGAGACTGACCGCATCAAGGCAGTTAACGGTATGGACGACAAGGACGACAAGAAGTTCAAGAAACAGCTGGAGATTGCTAAGCTGGCTCTAAACGAACGGGCAATGGGCCTAAAATCAAATGATCGAGGAACACAGCAATGAGAATGGTAACAACTAAAGACCTAGAAGAGTTGGCGGAGCAGATTAACAAGGCTTTTGAGCGGCTTGAGAAGAGAGTAGCTGCTCTGGAGACCCCTAAAACCGAGCCTAAGAAAAAAGACTTGACAAAATAGCAAAAGTATGGTATAATAGGGGCATAACCCACTTAACACACTTAGTGGACTAAGTCAACCACCTTTTTAGGAGAATGGTATGGACGCAGAACAGCAGTATTGGGATGACCTACGGGCTATGATGCTCACTCCGGGCTGGAAAGCCTTAGTGGATGAGCTGACAGCTAACGCGACAATCATCAACTCGGTGGTACAGGTGAAGGACGAGAACGACCTCCACTTCCGCAAAGGCCAGCTCAATATAATCGCCACAATCACTAATCTTGAGAACTCAGTCGAGCAGGCGGAGGCTCAGTTAGATGACTAGACGTATATTTGAATTCAAGTGCCCTGATGGACACGTCAGTGAGAGCTTCATTGACGACTCCGAGGTAACCACTGAATGTAAGGTTTGCGATAAGCAAGCTAATAGAATTGTATCCGCAGTATCTTGTTCGTTGGACGCGCTTTCTGGTCACTTTCCGGGAGAGACTATGAAATGGGCTAAGAACAGACAGGATGTGATACGTAAAGAACGCAAGGACAACGGTGCGTAGCTTCACTGCCTTGTATTATCTCCACAATGATTTAATCACGGAGTTTTGTTTTAATGGCTACTTTAATCGATAATGAAGATGGACGACAGCAAGAAGATCAACCTGAGCATTCACTAGAATCAACAGTGGCTCCTGTAGAAGAACAGGACAACGCCCCTGAAGAGACTACCCCGGATGTTCCTGATAAGTATCAGGGTAAGTCAGTCGCTGAGATAGTTAAGATGCACCAAGAGGCCGAACAGCTTCTAGGCCGTCAAAGCTCCGAAGTGGGTGAATTACGGAAGGTGGTTGATGACTTTGTTATGTCACAATCCAGTAAGGAGAACAGTGTCGAAGAAGAGGAAATCGACTACTTCACTGACCCTGAAAAGGCTGTACAGAGGGCTATAGATAAACACCCAGCTGTTCGAGAGGCTCAAGAGGCTTCCACGAAGATGCGTCAATCAAGCGCACAGGCTCAGCTTCGAGAGAAGCATCCAGATATGAAGGAGGTTCTAACAGACCCTAACTTCGTTGGATGGGTAAAAGACAGCGCCTTCCGTACTAGGCTACTCCAACAGGCTGACGCCAACTACGACTTAGAAGCTGCTGATGAGATATTTAGTCAGTGGAAGGAGCGCAAAGCTCTGGTTAGTCAGACGGCGAACGCAGAGAAGGGAAGCCGTAGCTCCACTATTAAGGCCGCAAACACAGGAAGCGCCCGAGGTAGTGCAGATTCAGGCAGTGGTAAGAAGATTTTCCGAAGAGCAGACATTATTAAACTCATGCGTAATGACCCCAACCGATACGAAGCCTTGTCAGGAGAAATCATGCAGGCTTATGCAGAGGGACGTGTGAAGTGAAGATAGAATCAGCAGCTTGGCTTGCTGGTTTCTGGGATGCGGACGGGACAATAGGTATCTATAGACGATCAACCTATTACGTGCCCTCTATAAGCTGCACCAATACGGATAAGAAGACCATAGACGCTGTATGCGCTATCTTGGATGAAGACTCTATAGAGTATAGGGTAGACTACCAAGATAGAGGCGATAGGACTAATGCTAGACCTGCTTGGACTATTAAGTTAGAGAGTAGACCTAGAGTGATGTCACTATTACAGTTCTTGGAACCTTATCTAGTAGGGAAGCAGCAGCAAGCTCGCCTTGTTATGGAGTGGTGTAGTTTACCTGTCTACAGAAGGAAACGCAGCGAGAGGAATATTGAGATTGTTGAAACTCTAACCGCACTGAACGCGAGGGGCCGAAAATGAATAATTAACTCATAATGGAAGATTGAAACATGGCTACAACTAAAAGCGTTTACCCTAGTATGACTGGTGCTGTTGATAACACTTCAGCAGCAACTTTTATCCCAGAAATTTGGTCGGACGAAGTCATCGCCGCCTACGAGAACTCACTGGTGCTCGCACCTCTAGTTAAGCGTATGAGCATGACTGGCAAGAAGGGTGATACAGTAAACATCCCCGCGCCTGTCCGTGGCACAGCAACAGCGAAGGCTGCTAACACAGCAGTTAGTATTCAGAATGCTACCGAGAGCAACGTACAAGTTCTCATCGACAAGCACTTCGAATACTCGCGTCTGATCGAAGACATCACAGCTACACAGGCACTTTCTAGCCTCCGTCAGTTCTATACCTCGGATGCTGGTTATGCGCTTGCTAAGCAGGTGGACACCGATCTACACGGTTTGGCTGTTAACTTGGGTGACGCATCTGGCGACTACCTGAACACTAACTCGTACTACATCGATGCTTCTACTGGTCTCACCCAGTACGCAGCTGACACTGTAGCACCAGCAGACGTGTTTACTGATGCAGGCTTCCGAGCCTTGGTTCAGAAGATGGACGACAACGACGTGCCTTTCGATAATCGCGTCTTCGTCATTCCGCCTTCACTGCGTAATGCTATCATGGGTATTGACCGTTATGTATCGTCTGACTTCGTAAGTGGTCAGCCTGTCCAGAACGGCAAGATCGGTAACATCTACGGCATCGACGTGTATGTCTCAACTAACTGCGCCATCTCCGAAGCGGCGGCTGATAACCTAGCCAACACTGGCGATGTACGTGCTGCACTACTGCTCCATAAGGATGCTTTCGTGATGGCAGAGCAGATGGGTGTACGGTCACAGACACAGTACAAGCAAGAGTTCCTCTCGAACCTGTACACTGCTGACCAAATCTACGGCGTGAAAGTATTGCGTCCAGAAGCAGGTTTTGTCCTTAACGTAAACGGATAAGACTAAGAGGGAGGGGGCTTAACGGCCTCTTCCCTTTTTTACCCTCCTTAATTATAAAGTAAAGGCAAAGTAGATGACCGTAATTGTAACTAAAAATAGCTCGACTGCTTCTGCCGTACCAACCACGGCTGATCTTGTCCAAGGCGAACTCGCCGTCAACGTCACCGATAAACGAATTTTCACTGAGAACGCGTCGACTCAGATAGTGGAGCTTGGTACTAACCCTTCTACAGTCACCACAGCCACAGCAACCGTTACCGGAACTCTAACCGCTAACGGTACTTTTGCATCTAGCAACGCAGTTCTGACTGGCGGTACTATCAATTCTACTGTCATTGGCGGTACTACGCCTTTAGCCATCACAGGCACGACAGTTACAGCTAACACTGGCTTCGTAGGCGGCCTCACAGGTGACGTCACAGGCAATGTAACAGGTAACCTCACTGGTAATGTCACAGGCGACGTTACGGGTAGTCTGATAGGTAATGTCACAGCCGCTATAGGCACAACTACACTAAACAACCTAGCTATTAATGGCACCGTGGACTTCAACACCGCTGTCCTAAGCGACCTAGGCGCTCCTGTACTGGCTACAGACGCAGCTACCAAGGGGTACGTGGACACAGAGGTTGCAGCCGTTGTAGCAGCCGCTCCTGCAGCCCTAGACACTCTTAACGAGCTAGCAGCAGCACTGGGCGACGACGCCAACTTCTCCACTACCGTAACCAACTCCATCGCCACTAAACTACCTCTCGCAGGTGGTACGATGAGTGGTGCGATAGCTATGGGTACGTCCAAGATCACTGGACTAGGAAACCCTACTCTGGCTCAAGATGCAGCCACTAAGACCTACGTAGACACAGCAGATGCTCTCAAGCTCCCTCTGGCAGGTGGTACTATGTCGGGCGCTATTGCTATGGGCGCTAATAAGATCACTGGGCTGGGTACGCCCACAGTAACAACAGACGCCACTACCAAGGCCTATGTTGATGGTATCCTAGGCTCAGCCACAGCAGCGGCAGACTCAGCAGCAGCGGCAGCGACGTCAGAGAGTAATGCAGCGACGTCTGCGAGCAATGCGTCGACTTCAGAGACCAATGCGGCCGCTTCAGAGACTAACGCAGCAGCGAGCTACGATGCCTTTGATGACCGCTACCTAGGCTCTAAGGCTTCGCCTCCTACACTAGACAACGATGGCGCCGCGCTGCTCACTGGTGCTCTATACTGGGACACTACAGCTGAAGAGATGCGTGTATACACAGGCACTGGCTGGGTAGCAGCTGGTAGTGCTGTCAATGGCACCTCTAAT